TCCAATCATATCTAAATTCGTAGATATTGTAGTAAATGGAATGTCTCAACGAAATTACGAAATTAAAGCTTATGCTCAAGATCCTACTTCTAGTGCTAAAAGGACTAGATATGTACAAGGTTTAATGAAAGATATATATGCTAGAGAATATATAGCTAAAGCAAAAGCACAATTAGGAATTGATGTGAGTGCTACAAGTGGAATGAATAATGCTCCTCAAAATCCAGATGAAGTATCTGTTTACATGCAGCTTAATTATAAGCAAGGAGTAGAACTAGCGCAAGAAGAAGCAATAAATTATACACTTGACTATAATAAATATGATCTAGTTAGAAGAAGATTAAACTATGATTTAACCGTGTTAGGTATAGCATGTTCTAAAACATCATTTAATCTACAAGAGGGAGTAAAAGTAGATTACGTAGATCCAGCTAATTTGGTTTATTCTTATACTGAAGATCCAAATTTTGAAGATATTTGGTATGTAGGAGAAGTTAAAGGAGTAAGTATGGCTGAACTTAAAAAGCAATTTCCTCATTTAACACCAGAAGAATTAGAACAAATAGAGAAGTATCCAGGAAATTCTAATTATAGAAATGATTGGAATGGTAGATTTTTTGATGACAAAATTCAGTTATTACATTTTGAATATAAAACATTTACAAACCAAGTATTTAAAATTAAAGAAACTCCTAGTGGATTAGAAAAAGCATTAGAAAAAACAGATGCCTTTAATCCACCTGAAGAGGTTAACTTTAAAAAAGCTTTTAGATCAATAGAGGTATTATATAGTGGAGTTAAAATTTTAGGATATCCTGAAGTGTTAAAATGGGAGATGGCTGAAAACATGACTAGGCCAAATGCTGACACTACAAAAGTAAATATGAATTACAATATCTGTGCACCTAGAATGTATAAAGGTCGTATAGATTCATTAGTTAAAAGAATCACTGGTTTTGCAGATATGATTCAATTAACTCATTTAAAATTACAACAAGTATTATCTAGAATGGTACCAGATGGTGTATATTTAGATGTAGATGGTTTAGCCGAGGTAGATCTAGGTAATGGAACTAATTACAATCCTCAAGAAGCTTTAAATATGTATTTCCAAACTGGTAGTGTTGTTGGTAGATCAATGACCCAAGATGGAGATCAAAACTTAGGTAAAGTTCCTATTCAAGAATTACAAAGTGGTGGTGGGAATGCTAAAATAGCTTCTTTAATACAAGCGTATAACTATTATCTTCAAATGATAAGAGATGTAACCGGTTTGAACGAAGCCAGAGATGCGAGTAATCCAGATAAGAATTCTTTAGTAGGATTGCAGAAAATTGCAGCCGCTAATTCTAATACAGCTACTAGGCATATACTACAAGCGAGTTTATATTTAACTCTTAGGAATTGCGAAAACATATCTTTAAGGGTTAATGATGCTTTAATGTATCCTCTTACTAGAAGTGCTTTACAACAAAGTATATCTAAATTTAATGTTTCTACATTAGAAGAATTAGTTGATAAAAATATTTATGACTTTGGTATATTTCTAAGTCTTGAACCAGACGATGAAGAAAAAGCTAAACTTGAAGAAAATATCCAAATAGCTTTAAAGAGTGGTGGTATAGACTTAGAAGACGCTATAGATATTAGAGAAGTAAAAAACTTAACTTTAGCTAATCAATTGCTAAAACAAAGAAGACAACAAAAACAAGATAGAGAAGAAGCTTTTAAAATGCAACAAATTCAAGCACAAGCTCAAGCGCAGGCAGAGACAGCAGAAAAAGTAGCATTAGCAGAAACCCAAAAACAACAAATATTAACAGAGCAGAAAGTTCAATTTGAACAAGCTAAAACTCAAATGGATATTGAAAGATATCAACAAGAGGCTCAAATAAAAGCTATGTTAATGGAAAAACAATTTGGGTTTGATTTACAATTAGAGAGAGCTAGAGAAGAAGTTATAGAAGCTAGAGTTAACAACACTGAAAATAGAAAAGACGAACGTGTACGTATAGAAGGTACTCAAAGAAGTCAACTTATAAATCAAAAAGAAAATGATCTTTTACCAACTAGTTTTGAGAAAAACCCAATGGTGGAAAAAACTAAGGAAGCAGAAGAGAATCAAGAAGGTTATTATGGTATGGATCCTTTTAGCCCTATTTAATTATTAATTATTATATTATATTATGTCAGAAGAAATAAAAGAAGCTTCAGACGGTGTCTTAGAACAAGGCGAGTTTAAAGCAAAGAAAAAGAAACCTGGTCGTCCTAAAAAATTAACAAAAAAGGATGATGTAGCGAAGGTAGATTTAGCACCACGAGAAGAACCTAAAAAAGAAGAAGAAGATGCCATTCCAGTCGGAGAAACAAAGGAAGTATCTGTGGGCAAATCACCCAGAGATAGCGAGAAAGTGGACGAACCAATACGGGTCGACGCCGCTGAAAATGAAGTTAAAGAAGAAAAACTACCAGAATCTAATATCCAAGAGATTACAGAAGAAGAAGTAGAAGCTACTGAAAAAGTAGTGGAACAGGTTAAAGAAGAAATTAAAGAAAATCCTCAATTAGAATTACCAGAAAATGTTGAAAAACTAGTGGACTTCATGAAAGATACTGGTGGAACAGTGGAAGATTATGTAAGATTAAACGCTGATTATTCAAACATTGATGAAGACGTTTTATTAAGGGAATATTACAACAAGACTAAACCGCATTTAGACAGGGAAGAAATTGATTTCGTTTTAGAAGACAAATTCTCTTACGATCCTGATGAAGCGGAAGAGCGAGAAATAAAAAAGAAAAAACTCGCTTATAAAGAAGAAATTGCAAAAGCCAGAAACTTTTTAGAGGAAACGAAAAAGAAGTATTACGACGAGATCAAGTTGAGACCGGGCGTTACTCAAGAACAACAAAAAGCAACGGATTTTTTCAATAGATATAACAAAGAACAAGAAGTAGCTAAGCAACAACACGAAGTGTTTAAAACTCGAACTAATGAGTTTTTCAATAATGATTTCAAAGGTTTTGATTTTAAATTAGGGGAAAAGAAATTTAGATATGGAGTTAAAGACGCTAATGAAGTTGCTCATGCGCAGTCTGACTTAACAACATTTTTTAAGAAGTTCTTAAATGAAGATGGTAGTGTTAAAGATCAAGGTGCCTATCACAAAGCTATATATGCTGCTAGAAATGCTGATACTATAGCAAGTCATTTTTATGAGCAAGGCAAAGCCGATGCAATTAAAGATGTAACTGCTAAATCCAAGAATATATCTAAAGACGTTAGAAATGAAACGCCTGGTGATGTATTTATTAATGGGATGAAAGTAAAAGCAATTTCAGGAGTAAATAGTTCTAAGTTAAAAGTTAAATACAAAAATAAATAAAAACTAAAATTTAGAAATTATGGGTTTATCTGGAGGAGCTTTCCCAGCTTCAATTGTTCCAATGCCGAAAAAAGTTACGCAACCGACAAATTATCTTAATTTTCACGATGCGGCTTTCGATCAATGGAACCAACAATATCTACCTGAGCTTTATGAGCAAGAGGTGGAGAGATACGGAAACAGAACATTATCTGCTTTCTTGAGAATGGTCGGTGCAGAAATGCCAATGACCTCAGATCAAGTAATCTGGTCTGAACAAAATAGATTACACATTGCTTATGACGGTGTTACTAGAGGTGTTGGAACCAACGTATTAACTGTTACAGGTAATAATGCTATGAGATTAAACCAAACTGTTGTTATTGCAGATGGTTTTTCCACTGTAAAAGGTATTATCGTTGCTGTTTCAGGACTTACCGTTACTGTTGAGCCTTATGAGCACGCTAGTTTAACCGCATCTGGAATAGGAACAACAGGTCTTAAGATGTTTGTTTACGGTTCTGAATTCGCAAAAGGAGTAAGTGGAATGGTTGGTTCAATTGACCCACAATTAACTACTTATTCTAACAATCCAATTATCATAAAAGATAGATTTGAAGTATCAGGTTCTGATGCTGCTCAAATCGGTTGGGTTGAAGTTGCTACTGAAGACGGAACGTCTGGATACCTTTGGTATTTAAAGGCGGAATCTGAAACTAGATTGAGATTTGAAGATTATCTTGAAATGTCTATGGTTGAAGGTGTTAAAACTGATGCAGCTTCTGGAGTTGAGCAAGCAAACTATACAGCTACATTCCCTGATACACAGTTTACTGGTAATGCCGGTGCAGGTGTTCATCCAATTGGTACTGAAGGTTTATTTGAAGCTATTGAAACAAGAGGAAATATCTGGTCTAACTTTGCTGGTGCTGCTGCTCCTGGAGCTGGTGCATTAGGAGACTTTGACGAGATTCTTAAGCAATTAGATAAGCAAGGTGCTATTGAAGAAAATATGTTATTCTTAAACAGAGCTACTGCTCTTGATTTTGATGACATGATAGCTGCTCAAGCTGGTGGAGGTTATTCTTCTACTCAGTCTGCTTCTTACGGTCTTTTTGACAACGAAGCTGAAATGGCACTTAACTTTGGTTTTTCTGGTTTTAGAAGAGGTTCTTATGACTTCTACAAAACTGACTGGAAATATTTAAATGATGCTACTACTAGAGGTTTAACTAAAGACATCGATGGTGTTATGGTTCCAGCTGGTACAACCACTGTTTATGACCAAATGTTAGGATCTAATATAAGACGTCCTTTCTTACACGTAAGATATAGAGCTTCTGAATCAGATGATAGAAGATATAAAAACTGGATCACTGGTTCTGTCGGTGGTGCATACACGTCTTCTTTAGATGCTATGGAAGTACATTTCTTATCTGAAAGATGTTTAGTAACTCAAGCTGCGAATAACTTCGTATTGTTTAAGTCTACTGTATAATTATTAACATTTAAAAGATAGAAATTATGGGATATATATCATTTTCAAAAGGTGGAGGTGAAGTAGATTTACTTCCAGCTGAAAATATCATACACGTTACTAGTAGTGGTACTACTGATTGTAAAATCGTTTATGGCGTATTTGCTAAAGACGATATTCCTTTGGAAGCCACTGTTGTTATTTCTTCAGCAGAAGCAAGTGCAACTTCAATTAGAAACGCTGTAAATGCTGCTATTGAAAAAGCTAATGGTGCTTCGGGACCAGCTATTCCAGTAGCATTTGCTAATACTGTTACATCTGTAACTCCTACATTAGGACCTACATTAACGTAACAACAATATAAGATCCCGCTTCGGCGGGGTCTTTTTTAATTATTATATTATATTATATTATGGAAACAAAAGAAAAGAAAGCTCCTGCTCCCAAGCAAGAGATTAAAAAAGATACTTGGGAATATAAAGATAGAAATTATTACTTAGTAGGAGGTAAAGAACCTCTTACTTATAAAATGCCTTCAAGGCACACGAGGCGTCATCCATTGTTTTGGTTTGATGAATCAGTTGGATATAATAGAGAGTTAAGATATGCTACTAATCAAAAATCTGTATTTGTAGATGAACAAGATGGACCAGTAACTTTAGCTCATATTATTTTTGAAGATGGTACATTGTATGTTCCTAAAGAAAATGTACAATTGCAAAAAATGCTATCTTTATACCACCCAGCAAAAGGTAAATTATACAACGAGCATGATAAAGTAGAAGAAGCAGTAGATCATTTATCTTTCTTAGAAGAAGAATTAGAAGCTATGAGTTTAGCTAGTCAAGTAGATTTAGATCATGCTGAAGCTATATTAAGAGTAGAACAAGGCTCTAGTGTTGTAGATATGAGTTCTAAGGAGATTAAAAGAAATTTATTAATATTCGCTAAAAGAAATCCTAGAACGTTCGTAGCTCTTCTTAATGATGAAAATGTTGTTTTACGTAACTTTGCTATTAAAGCAAAAGAAGCTGGTATAATAAAATTATCTCAAGACCAAAGAACATTTAAATGGGGTAGTAACGATAAAAAGTTAATGACTGTACCATTTGATGAAAATCCTTATTCAGCTATGGCCGCTTGGTTCCAAACTGATGAAGGACTTGAAGTTTATAAATCTATAGATAAAAAACTTAAATAACAAGTGATTATAAAAAGGGTGGCTTACCGCCACCTTTTTTTTTAAAATATTCAAAATGGCAATAAACGTAGATGAAGTTTATAAAACAGTGTTATCCATCTTAAATAAAGAACAAAGAGGGTATATAACACCAGACGAGTTTAATAAGATTGGAACTCAAGTTCAACTAGAAATATTTGAGAAATATTTTGAAGATTTGAATCAACAATTACGCGTGCCATTACAAGCAGCTCAAATGGATGATGACTATGCAAATAGGATTAAATCTATTGAGGAAAAAATACAAAGTTTTCAAACTAATGAAACTTTAAGTTATGCAACTGGTAAATTCTCTTTACCTACTGATAAACCTTTAATTCATAGATTAGGTAGTTTGCAGTATGAACCAATTGGTTATAACCCAGTTGAAGTACAAAGATTAACTCAACATGAGTTTTCGATCGCTTCTAGATCATCTTTAACAGCCCCAACAAAATCTTTCCCTGTATATAAAGAACAAGGAGATTTATATCAAGTTTATCCTTCAGATATACAAAATGATATAAAAGCTTACTATGTAAAAAAACCTAATAATACTAGATGGGGATATACTATAGGCTCTGTAGGCCAATACTTATATGATAGTACCTATTATACAGCTACAGGATTACCTACTCAACCTAATTATTTATTTAATAGTTTAACCACTAATTTTACAGCTACAGCTGGACCACCAGCAGCGACATCATTTCCAGGTTTAACAGCTTCATCACCAGGCGTTACTTACGTGGGTAGTGGAACAGGGTTGGTATTTAACTTAACAATGGATGCTACAGGATTAATAACAGATTTAACTGTAACTTCTTCTGGTAGTGGATATGCTAGTGGAGATACTATTACTTTAGATGATAATATATTTCAAGCCGCTGGTCCTCCAGGGGGAACTGATGCGTTAATAAAATTAACAGCTTCAAGTATTTACAGTGGAACTACTTATGGTTCTACACAATTTGAAATTGATTCTATAGATCAAACTGAATTGATTTTAAATATACTAAAATATTGTGGAATAGTA